TGTAAGACAGGTAAACCTTGCGGTAGAAAATCTAAAACAAACACCAAAAGACCTTATCCGGCATGTAGACCAACTATGGCGCAATGCACTTCAGCAGCTAAAAAGAAAACAGGACCAAAAGCAATTAGTTGGAAAGATGGTAGAAAAAAAGCAGCAACTGGTGGACCAATTACAAGTAGAGGTCAGGGAATTGTTATGGCAAACAGATTAAGATAAAGTAATATTATGGCAACATTAAAAAATTCAAAGAAAGCAGATTTAGATAAAGACGGTAAGTTATCTTCATATGAGACAAAAAGAGGTATGGCTATTGAAAAAGCTATGAAGAAACAGAATCGTGTTAAACTTGCAGAAGGTGGTTTTATAGCCAAAGGTTGTGGGGCCGTTATGAACGATAAACGCAAAGTTACAACTATTAGTTAGGAGGATGTATGGCTAAGAAAGATAAAATGAAATCAAAACAAGAGGCTAGAGATAAAGCCAAGGTAAGACCTGATGAAACGACTGTAGATCGTATTTATTACAACATGCCTAAGAAAGCTCCTGCTAAAAAAACAACTACAAAAAAAGGTAAAAAATAATGGCTGGTTATAAATCAAAAGGTTCTAGTAGAATTAAAAAATCTAAAGGTAACTCTGTTATGAAGATGTCTAAAGGCAACGCTGTTATGAAGATGTCGAAAGGGACAGCGGTTGATAAGAAAAAATCTAAAGGCAGTAGCAAAATGAAATATTCTAAAGGTAACTCTGTTATGAAGATGTCTAAAGGAGGTTCTGTAGCAGCAGGATTTGCCAATAGAAGAAGAGAAGATCTGACTTAGTTAGTGGCATATCTTTACAGTAATATACCTCATTTTAAATGTTGGGTAAGGAGAGAGTACACTCATAATCACGAAAAATACCATGGAGAGTTTCTTCATGCTATGGCGGTTGGTGTTACCACCATGCCTACCAGGTGTTTAAGTTTTCACATAATATTTACCGGAGAAGAATCCAACTGTGAAGATTGGAACGAGGGTAATATACATGGGGGTGCTATGTGGGCCAGAATGCCAATCACAGGATTAGTTGCAGATACATTAGTTGATGATTTTGCAAAACCTATGTCAGTTCATGATGCACAACCTTGGGATTGTTCTTCACATAATAACTCAGTATATGTAATAGATAGGGCTACACCTTGCCCTTGGCTCGCTAAGATAGACGGTCAGATATTTCCAGCTAAATACATGTTTACGGTTGACTATGCTGAAAACGAAATAGCAGACGATCCTGCACAACATAAAAGTAGTCATGTTCTTGAATTATTAGATGCTGGTGAATGGACCGGCAATATAGTTGCACTTCCAAACAACAGAGTAAGAGTCACACATCCCGCCTGGTTTGTTACAGGAGAAGGAGCGCCTGACTTTAAACCGTCTCAACATATACATTATTCTAAATCTGATTTAGACTACACTTTAGACGTAAATAGGGTCTTTGATAATTTATACGCAGAGGATGAATAATGGCACTTTCAGGCAGTACAGACTTTGAACCTAATGTAGCTGAGTTTATAGAAGAAGCATTTGAAAGATGTGGATTAGAACTTAGAACAGGTTACGATCTAAAAACTGCTAAGAGATCTATAAATCTTATGTTGGCAGAATGGGCTAATAGAGGTTTGAATCAATGGACAATTGAACAAGGAACTCAAACAGTTACACAAGGAACTACAGACTATACGTTAAATGCTAACGTAATAGATGTTTTAGATGTAGTTGTAAGAAGAGACGTTAATAGTACTCAAACAGATATTTCTATAAGCCGTATAGGTAGATCTGAATATTTAAACATTCCTAATAAAACAACTCAGGCAAGACCTTCACAATTCTTTTTAGATAAGTTAACTGCTCCAGTATTAAAGGTTTGGCCAGCACCAGAAAATAGTACAGATGTATTAGTGTTTAATAAAATTGTAAGAATGGATGATGCTGATAAAGCTACTAACACTATGGACATGCCTTTTAGATTTTATCCCTGTTTTGTTGCGGGGTTGGCATATTATTTGTCGCTAAAGAAGTCTCCTCAACTCACCCCGCAACTTAAAGCTATATACGAAGAAGAGTTTAGGAGAGCAGCAGACCAGGATGAAGATAGGGCATCTTTTAGGATAAGACCTAATTTAAGGATGAATTAATATGGCTTATGCGGTTGGTAAATTCGCTAAAGCATTATGTGATCGTTGTGCTTTTGAATATAAACTTAATGAACTAAAAGAAGAATGGAATGGTTTAAAAGTTTGTCCAAGTTGTTATGAACCTAAACATCCTCAGTTAGAGCCTTTAACAGTTAAAGCAGATCCTGAAGCCCTATACAGACCTAGACCTAATAATGACAAAGAAGTTGGAGAAGGTTTTGTTGTTGTTACAAACTCTAATATATTTCAAAATGATTTTATGAACCCTTCTATACTTCCTTCTAATTTTGTTGTTGAGAAAGTGACAGCATCAGTAGGTGAAGTTACAATTACTACGTCATGACATTAACTGAACTAAAGACTCTAATACAAAATTATGTGGAAAATGAGGAGACAACTTTTGTTGCTACCTTGAATGATTTTATTATTAATGCCGAAGATAGGTTATTTGAATTAATACAGTTAGATTATTTTAGAAAAAATGTTACTGGTAATCTAACAACTGGTAATACTTATTTAACCGCTCCTTCTGATTTTTTAATGAGTTTCTCTCTAGCGATTATAGACAGTAGTAACGATTATCATTACTTAGATAAAAAACATACTTCCTTTATGAGGGAGTATTCTAATGATGCGGTTGATACCTCTGAAAGAGGTAGGCCTTTGTACTATGGAGACTTTGACAAAGAATTATCTACAGCATCAAGTAACGGATCTACTTTGATAGTCTCTCCGGTTCCAGATTCAGATTACTCAGTTGAATTGCACTATTTATATAAACCAAATAGTTTAACTACAGACACTACAGGAACTTGGATTTCTACTAATGCTAGAAATGCTTTATTGTACGGTTCTCTTGTAGAAGCATACACATTTATGAAGGGTGATGCAGACTTGATGCAACAGTATGAACAAAGATTTAATTTAGAAGTTTTGAGATTGAAGAATCAAGCAGAAGCAAGAGGAAGAAGAGACGAATATCGTTATGATTCTCTTAGATCTTCTGTTACATAAATAAGGAGAGTGAATGGAAAAGATTGAAAGTCTTAAAGGCAAGTCTATTGCTATTGTGGGTATGGGCAAAAGTTGGTTTGATTACAATCTAGCTAAATCTCATGGGGTTCATTTTGATGAAGTATGGGCTATAAATGGCGTAGGTTCTGTTATCTATCATGACAGAGTTTTTATGATGGATCCTGCATCTAGGTTTTTAGATACAGATGATGCTGGCGGTCAAACTGAAAGCATGAAAGAGCTTTTGTTGAATCATGAGGGTCCAATATACACTTGTGAGTTAGATGATCGTTGTCCTGGTCTAGTTGAATATCCATTAGAAGAAGTAGTTTCTTATTCTAGTTGTCACTATTTAAACAATACCGTTGCTTACGCAGTTGCTTTTGCTTACTGGAACGAAGTTGCTAATCTAAAACTATTTGGTATAGATTTTTCTTATAAAGGTAATTTACATTTTGCTGAGTCAGGTAGAGCTTGTGTAGAGTTTTGGCTAAGTAAATGTATATCAGCCGGTATGCAAGTTGAAGTTGCACATACTTCTGGGTTATTAGATACAGATGTGCCAGCAGAACAAAAACTCTACGGTTACCATAGGTTAAAAAACCCCTACGTTATTTTAGTTGATGAAGAAGGAATCAAATTAGAACGTATAAATGATTTGGAAATAGTAAAACAAGAACAAGAACCTGTATTGATAGATAGGCATGATTCTCATCTCAAGTCAGTAGAGCCTAAAAAATGGTAGATGAAGTAACTCCCGCAGGTATGCCTGGTTTAGGCCTTATAGAGGCTAAAACAAGTAATTATGGTGGTCATCCTCCTGAGTTTTGGGCAGAAAGACTTACAGAAAAGATTGTAAGTTCAAGCAATAGTGAAGATCCATACATAAAAGAGCAAGCTAGAGCCTATAAAGATTTGATATATCAAGTAAGTTTGATTTATATACATAATGCTATAAAATCTTATAAGGCTACCTTAATTCAAGAGCTTATGACGGCTGGTGAAGAAGATGTAGCTAAAATTGTAAAAAGGATATAAATATGGCTATCACATCAACACTAACAACCAGCTTTAAAAAAGAGCTGCTAGAAGCTATCCATAATTTTAAAAACTCGGGTGGTGACACTTTTAAATTAGCTTTATATACAAGTTCTGCTACTTTAGGTGCTACTACTACTGCGTTTACAACTACTGGACAAGCATCAGGAACTAATTACACCTCAGGAGGAGCAAACCTTACTAGAGTAGATCCAACTTCAAGCGGCACTACAGGTTTTACTGATTTTGCTGATTTAACCTTTGGTACGGCTACCGTAACC